CCAGGAGATATCAGAGAAACGATGGTTGTCACTAGAAAGTGCAGCGCACTATGCAGATTGCAGTTCAAACACCATCAGAAAATGGATCAAGATGGGATTGA